ATTGTGCTCCAAAAAGAAACGATGCACCCCTCTGGTGCGTTTATGCACACGGCACTTGACGCCGGGAGACTTGATGATCTCGACCAGCTTCGCACCTTCAACCTCATCATCAACATCGACCAGTATTGCATTCTCCGAGAGGATCCCGGCAAACTCTGGCAGGTTCTTGATTTGGTTGTATGTATATTGATTCTCGGGGTTCTTGTAAGCCCTTGCTGGAACTTTGTTCTTTGTGATGATGAATGCGGAAAAGAGTTTGTCTATGTTGTCTTGGCTCATGGGGTCTTATCTCCTTACCTCTATGTTGAATTTATCCCGTATGCGTTCGATTGCTAGGTTCAGGTACCAATCCCTGTCCAGATAGTCGGGGATGGGGACATCTGTAACCGATTCATTCCATATAAAACACTTCTCAGGCGTGTTGGCGAACTTCTCGATTGTCCCACCTTCCGCCTTGACCTTCCCGATGATGCCGTCCTCTGGACGTTTGGATGCGAATACACGGAAGGTTTTATCTGTCAACCTATGGTTATTCAACGTACCGTACGCATACTTATTCGACACCTTAACGACTTTCTGGAAGTCTATCAACCTGTCACTTGCCATGATGGTGTCACGGGGATGTACTCCCTCGACCAGATAGTCGGTTATAGCCCGGTTGACAATCGGCAGGTCGTTGTCCAATGGGTTGAGGGACTTCACGTATGACCCCTTGGACTTGTATTTACCCTTGTGGTCAACCACAACGTAATTGTTGACGTCTCCCTGGTACACCTTCTCATATTCATCGTATGCCATCTTCAACCTCGTACGATCCTCCCATTCGGAGATTATACCCTTGAGTGCATCCACATCCTTCTTCTTGACAAGAACGAGGATACCGTCTGTGTTGGACTGGATCAGCTTGCACACAGGCTCAATCTTCTCCACCAGATCCAGCAACAGCACCTGACCGAACACGCATACCAGATTGCGATGAAGGGGGTCGAACATCTTGTTGTATTTATCACCCATCGCTCCGTATGTGATATTACAGATGAGCTTATACGGCTCCCTCTCCGCCTTCTTACCTTCCGCTTTCAACCTCAAGGATGTATCCAGCACATTCGTGAAACGCTGGGGTTCATGGACTGCCCTCGATAGCAATCCATACTCAACCATGAGTGACGGGTAGAGTTGGTTCACATCCGCCATGATAAGAACCTCATCTGGCTTGCAGATGTAATTGAACTTAGGTATGGCACCGTGTACCCCACCCCATGCGAACGTGTGGGGAACCCCGGATACAATCGTGTCGAGGAAATTGTCTTTGGAGTAGTAATGATTCTTAGGATCCAAGAACCAGTCTGCGATGTGTTGGTACTTATCCAGCCTCAACGTGTCAGGTAAGCGGATAGACCATTCATCTTTCGTTGTCACGGACTTGGCACCGAGGATGACGGCTGCCAACTGTGCCTGTGTCATACCTATGAAACTGGCATTGAAACCGAACGTCAAGAGTAGTTGCCTATGACTGTCAAACATCGGTTTACGGCGTAGGAATACCTCGATGGTCTGCTCCACATCGTGGCGGTTGTACTTGAGGATATCCGCTATCATATCGGGGGTGAATTCTCCATCATAATCGAAAGGAATGGTGGTCTCACGGATATCATTTCCCATGAACGCTTCCAGCGTTTTCAAACCGTTACGACCCGTGTATACGTCATAATTGTTGATGGGAAAGTTCTTCCTTGTCACATCCGAGAACTCACGACCCTTGCGTTTATACTGTTTACCGTCACTGTCGATCCCGGGCTTGATTATCCAGTCGCTCATTTCCTTCGGATTGAAACCGCAAAGAATGGCTTTGAAAATCCATTGGTCATAGTCACGACAGTTGTAACCGACAAATATCTCGTTCTTATGCTGGTCATAAAAAGCTTTCAGTTCGTCACGGTCATTCACTATGACCTTTTCCTCTTGACGGATGGGGTCTATGAACACCACCGTCCAGAGATTTTTGAATACTTCGAAATCAAAGAAGATCAAACTCATAGGGGGTACTCCTTCCATAATAAGTCCCGTGGGTTGCCCCACGGGATAAAGTGTTTATTCGTTTGTAGACCAGTTGGATACTTTCGGAGGCTCGTAATCAGAAGGAACCTCGAAAGGACCATCCTCGACCTTGTATGTCTTGTATCCGTTCTTGTCCTCACCGTAGTTGAGAACATAGCTGACCTTTGTAGCAAGTTCCTCCTGAACCCCTGCCAACATGACCTCGAACTGCTCGAAGCTGGTGAAAGAGATATTAGCATCCTCATCCAACTGTTTGAGGAACTGCTTGGCATTGTGGATACCGAAGGCACTCTTCATCACGAAGTTTGCAAAGATCATGGACTTCTTGAACTGTCCAGCCACAACACGAAGCCATACGACCATCATGGGGTTGCCGTTCTTGGACATCTTCATCTCGAACTTCTCGGGTACGACCTCGTACTTACCGACAGGAACCTCGGGATAATCCCCCTTGACTGATTTACCAGCCTCAAGGTCTGCGATATCCTGCAACATCTGCTCATCAACTTTGAATGCACTCCAATCCATCAATCTCACTCTCCATCATCCTTTCTTTTCATTATTCTTCTTTTAGGTGTTTCATCAACCGCTACGTCCTCGGTAGGAACCTCGGTTACAGGTGCTTCCTCGACCTTGGGTGCAACGACCAGCTTGTCCACATCGTAGAGACCGCAGACGGCTTCGTATGTAGCAGGGATGGTCTGACCGATGAATCCAGCCCTTCCCCCACCGAACACGACCTCGGAAGGCTTAATCATGATTCCTCTCTCGTTCCCCTCGGCATAGAACCTGCCAGTGAAATCGACCATTCCAGAAATCTTGAGTGCAACCTTGTCACGAAGGTTAGGTTCGAGTTTGTTGATCTTGTCCCCGGTTTTCTTTGTGATATCACCCATGACCTCATGAGAAATCAGGATGATGTTCTCACAATCAAGGCTCAACAGTTTCTTGATGGTTGTAATGAACTCGTCATCAACGAGTGCCCAACCCTTTCCGTATCCACCGTCCGACTCGTGCGTGTATCCCTCACGGTCAAGGATGAAGTGTCTGCAATGCTGGTACACATCTTCAAGGAGGTCTACCACGATGGTCTTGAACTCATGGTTGTTCATGTTCAGTTCATCGAGGGTGTCCTTGAACACTTCCCAAGCGGATTTCGCAACCCTCCCCTCCATGGTGTCCTTGATGGCAACATAAGGGGCATCAACGAACTTGACGTTCCCATCGGTGTTCAGCATCAACACATCGGGGAATGTGTTGGCAAGGTATGTCTTTCCACTGTACGGTGCCCCGTAAATCCACATCGTTTTCTTTGCGATGTGGTTGAGGGTTCTTCTCTCGTTCTTTGGCAACGCCATTTTATTCAACTCCTTCTGGGGTCATACTCCCCATTGTTTCTTACATATACGTTCAACTATTTAATATATTTGTTATAGTTTAATTTCCGAGCGTGGCTTGGTTTTGATCTTCTTCACAGCTGTTTTAACCTCGGGAATGATGGGTTTCTGACAAAGTGCCTTATATCCACAACTGCTACAATACTCATTTTCCCTTGGTTCAAACTCCGTTGCGTTCTGCATACGCTCTACATCCTGCCAGAACAGGTCAACCGCTTCCTGGTCGTAATCAACCCAGACGGTCTGTATCTCCATGCCACGTAGGGTATCTCTCAACCTCTTACGGAACATGTGTAGATCTTCACCCTTCTTCATTCTGATAAAGGACTTCGGTACACACATATAGCACATGTATTGAGGACGTTCCTCCAGCTCGCTTGCATAGAGGGATAACTGAGGACTGGTAGCGTACTTGTCCGCATGGTTGGAGTATTTGATATCCACCATGAGGGGGTGTTCCAGATAGTCGATATAGCCGATGAATCTATCTGATTTCAGTTCTACTTGGAACTGACCTTTGTTCAGGCGTTCACGTACCTTGGGAATCCAATGCTCAAGCTGGATTGTCCAATTGATATGTTCGTCAGTTATGATGGGATACTGGCTGTAATAGTAGTCTATTCCAGCCTGTACTCCATGTTCGATCCCGGTATCAAGGGCTTTCCCAAGAATCAGGGGATTGCTTGGAGATAGGTCTACTTCCTCTTCCAAGCCGTCTATGTATCTGCACTTGTACTTGAACGGACACTGCCTCCATGTTTCCACCCTGCTATGACTAACCTTACTCATTTTCTCCAACCTCTACTAAGCAACAAACTCTCAATCTCATTCACAAACTCTTCGTAATCTTTCGGATACAGCAGTCTGGCATATCCACCCGCTTTTCTGATCTTGTCGATGTTCCATAACTGCAAATCCGATGCCTTACCATTCGGTGCCTTTATCTCCAAACCTGCGAACATACCATTCGGTAGGCATACCAGCAAATCAGGTACACCCGAACGTTGAACCCCGTTGGAGAATGTTTTGAGTACCCAGCAACCTTTCGATTCAAGGTACTTCCTCACTTTCATCTCATACTGTTTCTCTGGCCCAGCCATTTCACTCAGCCTCCTTGAACAGTTCAACTGTGTAATCATGCCCCTCTTCAAGAGCTTCGTAGATTCTTTCCTCGATACTGTGTTCCGTCACAAGATACCAATACATCTGTGGATGCTCCTGTCCAAGCCTATGAATCCTTGCTTTCGCTTGATCCCATAGCTCACAGGACAACGGTGGACTGAACATGACCATCTTATTAGCCTTCTGGAGATTCAACCCGTGTGCCCCAGCTTGGTATTGCACCAATGTGACACTTTGAGAGTCATTCTCATAGGCTGTGAGGTCACGACCGCTACCGTTCACGTATGACATTTGCTTTCCAAATTTATCGCATAGTTGTGAAATTTTTACGAATTCCTCGTTAAAATTATAGAAAACAATCAAACGATCCTCAGTGGACTCCAGAAGGTCTGAAAGTGCTTCAAACTTACCTTTGTTCAAGAATGAGCATAACTGACGTTCCACAAGCATCTTTTTAAGGGCAGTATCGCCAACGTACTCAATTCCGTCAATTATGACAATTCTGCTCTTTTTGAATCTGCGATAATCCGGGGTTCCTTTCACCTTGACTGTCTGTTCGGTCATGGATGGTAGGTCAAGCACATCATCTGAAAGCATGAACACCGCTCCAATCTTACGGAGATTGTCCTTCAATTCCTCGATACGCTTGTAACCGAGTATCTTGTAATACTTATCACCAGTGGGAACAGGTGTTCCCCCACTCCAGTCTAACTTATCAATTAACTCATAGTCAATATACCTATTGAAGAAGTACGTCTTGGTTATGTTCGCTCCCAGAAGTTTGATCTGAGTATACAGGTTCTCATACTTCCCGTTGCATGGTGTACCCGACAGCAGGATGACGTTCCTCGGTCTGAGGGACATGATGAACTGTGTCTGCTTTGTTTTCGCATGCTGGACTTTCGATGACTCGTCCAACATGAGGGTGAAGTCCTTTAGTTGATACAACTGTTTCCTTCTCCAAGCGGATTCGTAGTTCACCACTATGACCCCCGGTTTGACCTCGGCATCAGGTTTGGTGAAATCAATCACATCCAAGTCCGTATAGGTTTTGAAATGATTGACCCAATCCGCTACCTTGGACTTCTGACAGATACAGAGATTGTATGCATTGTTGTAACGCAGCATCTGCTCGCATCCAACAAAGGTTTTCCCCGTTCCCATACCCATATAGTATGCGACACGGTTCTTCTCCTTGGTCTGTTCTAGGGCATCCAGTTGATGCCCTTTGAATAGCGGTCTCAACATGATCCTCCGTCCATGTACTTACGGAAGCCAGCTTCGTTAATGAAATATGTCCACCGCCCTTTATCTTTGATACGTGTAGCGGTAGCCCAGCTGAACTTCCCTTCCCGAATCAGTACCCGAAGGAACTGTTCGGAGATCTGCATTTCCTTACTTGCCTCCTTGATGGTCAATTTTCCCATTGAATCATTCCTTTCATAAGTTGATAACAGTATCTTTATTTAATACTTATTGTCGAAAAAGTATCTAAATAAGATACTCACAATGTAATTTTATTATCCTGAAATAACGTTGTCAACGTATTTTTGAATAATTTTAAGATATTTTTAGCTTGTTTTGGTTGTTTGAAGTATCTTTTTCAGATATATTATTGATAGGGGGTGATACCAATGAAATTAGGACAAGAGATAAAACGACTCCGACTTGAGCGTGGATACACCCAACAGCAACTCGGTGACATGCTTGGAGTACAGAAATCAGCCGTGCAAAAATATGAGAAGGGTACGGTGAAGAATCTCAAGCAAGAAACCCTGTCTAAGTTATGCAAGATCTTTGACGTCAACCCATCGGTTTTCCTTGATTGTATCTATGACACCGACCAGTTAAGTCGGGAAGTGAAACTGTTAGAGGAAATGTCGATGTTATATGGAAATCAAGCCGTTGAACTTCTGGAATGTTTCACGAAACTCAATCAGCAAGGTAAAGCCAAGTTGTATTCGTATGCCAAGGATATGACTGAGATAGGCAAGTACGTTGAATGACGGACAACATAGAATTGAAGGGGAATGATACATCATGAGGATGCCTAACGGATTCGGTTCAATTGTCAAGTTACCGGGGAGTAGACGGAAACCATACGGAGTGCGAATCACCGTTGGATGGAAGGGCGGTAAGCAGGTTCGGAAGTACCTCAGTTATCATACCAACCTCCAAGAAGCGTTGACGGCACTTACCGAATACAACAAGAACCCGTATGACCTCGATGTTAAGAAGGTGACCTTTGAGGATATATGGGAGATGTGGAAGAAGGACAACTGGGACAAAGGTGCGGAAGCCACTCAGAAGGCTTGGATAGCTGGATACAATCATTGTGAGCCTCTAAGACAGAAACCCATACGGGAAATCAAACTGGTTCACATTGAGGATATAATGAGGGACAAAGGACGAAGCACGCAGGCTCATATCAAAACAGTATGCTCCAAGGTATTCAAACACGCCTTGAAGCATGAGTTCATAGACAAGGATCCAAGCAGTCTTATCGAACTGAAACGTGCCGAAGAAGCGGAAAAGGTTCCATTCACAAACAAGGAGATAAATGATATCTGGAAACTGGCTGAAACGGACGAGTTCAGTGAATTGTTATTGATCCTGCTTTACAGTGGAATAAGGATAAAGGAATTGCTCCTTATCCGTCAAAAAGATGTTCATGAAGATTATATCATCGGGGGTATCAAAACGAAAGCGGGGAAAGGACGTATCATCCCGATTCATAGTAGAATCAGACCGTTCATCCAGAAACGTCTTGATGGGAACGAATTTCTGGTTCATAATGAAGAAGGAAAACCATTGACATACGCCATGTTCCACAAACCGTTCCTGAAACGTGTCAGCGGACATACCATCCATGAAACACGACACACTTTCATCAGTCGGATGCATACCCTTGGTATCAACGAAACCACAATTAAGATGATTGTCGGTCACTCTCAGAAGGATGTTACCAGCAAGGTTTACATCCACAAGATGAAGGACGAACTGGTCAATGCGGTTGAGAAATTGGAATACGATTTGTAACCTGCTTGTAGGTTACGAAATCAAATTCCTTCCAATTAAAACGAAGTGAAACCCCGTTGCTACGGGGTTTTTCCTTTGTATCAAGGGGTTGAAATTATTATGGTAATAACTATTTTCAAGCCCGAAACCCTTGATACATAAGGGTTCGGACTTGATTTGTAACCTTTAAGTAACCTGGACATTCTTGACCTTGATTTCACAATTATCAGGGCTGAACGGTTTACCGGGATCAATCCTGACGATTCTAACCCCCTCCTGATAGCCATTGTTCATAGCCCATTCCTTGAATACTTTGTAGTCCTGCCAGTCGTTACATATCTCCTGACGGCACATATTCATGTGAACATGGTAGAGTTTGGTTCCAGCATCGCCATGGACGGTCTTGGAACATCCACATGACTTACTCTGTCCGTTCATCAGGTTGGTTGCATAGATGACCTTCTCATTGCCACAATCACACTGACACAGCCACCTGCTTGAACCACCCTCGACCTTTTTGATTGCTACCAGCTTACCGAATCTCTTTCCTGTCAAATCGTTTGCTCTCATGTTATCATACCTATTTAATAATTTTATTATATTTAAATTCTACTGTTAAAGTATTGCATCCGCAATCGCTCGGGCAATACCCTTGTATCCGACTCGATTGTATAACGTCTGATCTGTCTTATTGTCAAGGAAGAACATCTCAACCAGCATAGCCTTAGCATTCGTATGCTTGATGACATAGAGGGATGACCCGTCCTTGATACCCCGGTTACGGAATCCGATGTCCTCCAATGAGTTACACGTATCAACCGCCTCAGGCAGCTTCCGTCCCTTGTAGGTATGAACCTCCACCCCGTTGGCTGAATGTTTGGCGGATGCGTTGCAATGAAGTGATACGAACAGGTCGATGTTCTTACCGTTAGCCATCTCAACCACTCGTTTGAGGTAGGCGTTCTGACTATCGGCATAATTGACGGTTGAGTTATGAACAGTATGACCCTTCGCTTTCAATATTCTGATAAGTTCATTCCCGACAGCCCGTGTGACCTGTGATTCCTTGAATGAACCTGATACTGCTCCGTATCCGGGTCCTTTGGTAGTGTGTCCACAATTAATACTCAATCTCATGATGTTATCATCCTTTCTAAGAAGTTTAGTTAAGAAGTTTAGTTAAGAAGTTTAGTTGATGAACGGCCAAGCAAGATTAGCCACTATGTCCCCAATCCAGTATTTCGTTTTCCTGCGTAGGTACTCCTTGAAATGAGCGTTGTGAGCATCACTCAACCCATCCTCAAGGAACGCATGGGCGTGACAGAACTCGTGCCACAGTACGGACATTTGAAGCCATCCGAGGTCTTTGTCTACGAAACTATCATCGAGGTATATCTCACAATAGAGATGCTCGTATGGGAACTGACGACATAGACCCATTGTATTTCCTCCAAGGTCTTTGTACCCCACGAATATGACATCTTCGGGATTGAGGTCGTATTCCTCGCACCATTCTACGAGTTGATATTTTATGTTCTGTACTTTGCTTGTCATTTTACCTCTCCGTTGTGTGTCCCTTAACAACTGAATCAACCAGTTTCAAACACTTGTCGAACATCAACGTTTTAATCTGTTCCGTGTCTACGTTGATCCATTTGGTACGGTACTCAGTCCATGCTTTCTGGATGGAGTCCTCCCCGATGTCACCGCAGATATAGTAGTCATAACGGTCAATCAGTTTGTGAAGGTCGTGCATCTGCTCGGCTAATACTGGATTGATATGCTCGATGCGGTTCGCAATCTGACCAATCCACCATTGCTTATAGTCCCACTCTCCACCACTCATTTGGATTCCTCCAACTGCTTTATCCTGCGGTTGATGTACCACACCGCTTTTTGAAGGTCTTGAACCTCTTTGGATGGGTCTTTCTTACCTGCTCTGGATATGTACTTGACGGCATTTCCAAGGCAGAAATCAAGCCCCCAATCCTCTATGACCTCGATGGTCTCGAACTTACCAGCGGTGTAATGGCTGGGATGGTTCACGGGGTCGTTCTCAACTATCGGTTCGGATTCAACGATAGGAACCCAGTTTGTGTTACAGTTTCCACACTCGCACCACTTAGAAGTCGGATTGTCACTATAACATTGCGACCAACCGCATTCACAACGATATTTAGTCATCTTCACACCTGTCCCGTTGAACCAAACCCACCGTTACGGCTCTCGGTCGGTTTAACCTCACCACTCATGATGCCGAACGGGAGAAATATCCCTTGAGCGAAGCGTTCACCCTTTTTCAAGGTATAAGACTGCTCCACGGTGACTTTCAGCTTGATCGTATCCCGATAGTCCTTGTCGATGATTGCGACTGTGTTGATTATCCTCAGCCCATACTTGAAAGACAATCCAGAACGGGGAACTATCGCCATGAACCAGCTTGTCGGATAGGTCACGCAGACGGTGTGAGGATAACCATCGTCTGGAATCGGTCTGCCCTGATGTGTGAAATACGGGTACTCGGTTCCATCGAACTTAATTCCCGTGTCGATCGTTGTCCAGATCCCGGGGAACAACTTGTATTCCTCTGGGGAATAGAAGTCGTAACCAGCGGAACC